GTCCGGGGTCCTCTATACGAGGTACGGAGCGATTGATAAGGATTTATCCTTATAAATAATGTAATCAGGGTTACTACCCTGGCAGAACTTTTTAGGGAAGTACTCATATAACCAAACGTGTAGTTCGCTACACTCGGAAAATTTTCTAAAAATTTCAAAATAAGTAAAGAAACCAACAATGAACAATTGAATCCTATGTCACAATCAAAGAATTCACTTGTGTTATCCATAAATCAGCAGTACCAGCGGGTATGGTCCCAGCTGAACCAAAAGTAAAGGTAGCACCGGATGCTGTTATTTTAATAACAAACAATGTAAAATATGTAGTACTAACTGATCCTAGTATTGAATTGCCAGCAGCCCCAGTATCGTTATCCCAAACATTTAATATACTACAATTCGCAAATGTGATTGTAGGATTATTAATTGTAACTGAAGTACCAATATCAAAATAATTGACTAAATAAGTACCATCAGATATACTTAAAGGGAATGACACTACATTGCCTGAAATTGTTGAACCGATTAAGGAACCAGTTTGCAATACCCGTAATGGAGCACTACTAAATGGGGCAGCTGAAGTGGTACTTGTAATGATCCAATGATCTGTCAATTCATTAAATCCTAAGGCAGTCACTAATTTAGGTTTAAAAAGTTCCACCTCAAACGAGCACCACAATTCACCCATAACACCTCCATTTACTATCTGACCCTGTGTAGCAATCTGAAATAATCCCAGGTCATAAAACCTGAGATCACCAGATATTGGTGTTCCATCACGTGTGTACATGCGAGCCAATGGAGTCTGATTCATTTTACATTCAATAGGATGTATGAAACACTCATTTGGCTTCGCACTATTTGCAAATTGATAATTTTCCATCGTTTTCTTATCTGTAAATGCAGGATTCAAAGAATTATACTGGGTAGCCATTATTACGGTACCCAATGCTGTATTTGTCGACGCTGAAATCGCGGCACTAGCACTCATTGATTTATACTCAAATATCATCCCACGAATTGCATACTCTTCAAAATTTTGTGCTATCTGTGACAACCATGGAAAAGACCCTTCTAAAGCAGGATTTATTGCATATGAAGAATTGGTAAAATTTATTGTACCCAATACATCAGAAATATACTCTCTATGACGAACAATAAATCCTCCGCTATCTACAGAATTTTTAACATCTGGAGGAGACATACCTCCAGTCATTAACGTATTTTCAGCCAATGAATAGTCACCAAATCCAGTGACATATTTCACCAACTGCTGTGCCCCGTGACCAATTACGCCACCCAAGGCAGACCCAATTCTACTACCAATGGAACTATTATTCATAACATTAGCCATTGTACGATTCTGTCTCTTTACAGGCGGCACACGAATTACTGGCACAGCAGGTTTCTTTTGTTGTAATTTCAACTTCTTCAATCTACGTTGAGCTTTCCTAGTCATTTTATGTGGCACCCTCAGTATAGGACATTTACCATGACAATAATAGTCACGGACATAAATGTCATTATAATGTAATTGATCTTTTGTGCAATAATGCAGAAAAGACGGGTGCGACCAATTATTTATACAACTCATTGTATTAAAATAATTTTCTAATAAAATTTGATCTTGAATCGTAATCCTAAACAATTGAGCTACCACCACACGACTGCCATGACCAATAGTGGGTGCAACACCAAAATCAAAATTATTTAATGCTTCATAAATTAAAGTACGCTTATAATTATTTAAATGATTAGTCGTAATATACCCAGGACCTAATAATCTTAAAATATTATACGCAAACGTTGATACAACCGGACAATTTGGGTAAGAAGAATATAAAGACATACATTTAGCTCTCAACATCTTTGCCAGAGTTTTATTCGAGGCATTTAACCAACCACATTTACCCCAACCAATGTTTAACAGAAGCTTAACAGGATCTGCGAGAACAACCATGTCACCAGGATCAAATACCAAACCACAAAAACTTGCCTCATTTAACTTATCAAAATATTGCAATTTTATGGTGAAGCCTAATGATGCAAACCAATCAGGTTCAGGATCAACACCATAATATGTAAATAATCCATCGTCACCTTCGACAACCCCTTTAAAATTTTGCCATCCATAAACACGGGCTGTAAATAATATTATCATTAAATTGGTGAAACCATTCCCCAACGAAGTATTCATTTCACCACTCATGCGTGTGCCATTTATTTCAACTGTAACGTTCTTATAGGTACAATGATTCCTGCCACCTATAACAGAGCGTAATGACTCACAAAACGCCTGACCACTTGGCAAGTCCTGTGTCATATAGTCATACAATTGAAACTCACATGCTTCCATTATTTCTAAAGTAAAGTGGGATTCATATTGAGAATAATCGGATGCCATCACACGAGCACCCAATTGATAAAGATTATCCATAATATACCTGGCCCTATCACGAACGGGAACATATTTAATAAAATGAGGATTCTTAAACAACTCTTTTTCAATAAGCTTAAAAATGGGCCCAACAAAACATTTGAATACATCAACTCTTGCATTAATGCCTCTCGCATGCTTGTATTCAGTATAAGACTCATCTTTAATGAAGGACTTAACTTGTTTATATTTATGTCCGAGTCCACGATTTGCATA